CTACAGCACTCAAACTTTGCGACGCCCGTTTCCGTAACGCAAGTTCAGCAATTCCAGCAGGCGTACTTAAGCAAACTGGTGGCGAACCGTTATCTGCTGAAGAACTAGGCGCTCTGGCTGAAGCGTTCAATGAGGCTCGAAGCACAAACCAGACTGCAGCTCTAAACGAGTTTTTGACGTACACAGAAACTACGGCCACACCCGACAAAATGTTGCTCATTGATGCAGCCGAATACCAGTCAAAAGAGATCGCTAACTTGTGCAATGTGCCCCCGTATTTGTTGGGTATTTCTACAGGTTCGTACGCATACACAAACAGTGCCGGTGCCAAGTCCGACTTGTGGACCTTCGGATTGTCAATGTATGCACAAGCAATCTCGTCAGCCCTGTCACAGCAGTTGCCTCGAGGCACCTATGTCAAATGGGATGTTGAGAAGTGGCTAGAAATTGACAGTTACATGGAAAAAGAAACAAAAGAAGTTGAAGAAAACACTCAAGAGGAGTTGGCATGATCAGGTTTAGTTCAAACACTTTCGCCGTAGAAGCTGCAGGCCCAGACGGGCAAGAGCGTCGCACCATCACTGGCGTGGCCGTTCAATACAACACTTTTGCAACTGTTTCAGATGGCACCACCGTTTCGTTCGCACCTGGCTCATTGCCCGTTGATGGTCGCCCCCCACGTGTGTACATGTACCACGACAGCACCATGCCAATCGGTTTAGTTAGCGAAAGAGTCGACACAGGCGAACAAATGTTGCTGGCCATGAAGATCAGTGCAACGAGTCTCGGGAATGAAGCCCTCGTGTTAGCAGCTGATGGAGTGATGGAACTAAGTGTTGGCGTAAATCCGACGCAATTCAAATACGACGACAAAGGCAATATGACAGTGTTAGCAGCCGATTGGTCAGAGATCAGCCTTGTCCCACAGGCCGCTTTCTCCGAGTCTATAATTAGTAAAGTTTCGGCGGAAGCGCCACTAGTCGAAGAACTAAAGGAAGAACCAAAAATGGAACTTAGCCCAATCGTTTCTGAAGAAGTCATTGTGCCAACCGCACCGATCTTTGCTCAGCCCAAGCGCGAGTTTGCTATGCCAAGCGCATCCGAAATGCTCGCCGCTTACCACGTCGGTGGCGACACCTGGCACAAAGTGAACGATGCTTTCGTGCAGGCTTCACGCCGTAATCAGACTGCGATTCAAGCAGCAGCTGGTGACATTTTGACCAGCGACACGCCAGGCTTGCTCAGTGTCAGCGTTTTGGGTCCCGTGTTCCAAGACCTTAATTTCGTCCGTCCGGTTGTTAATGCTTTTGGCGCTCGAGCCATGCCGAACACCCCAAGCCGTCAGTTCGTGAGACCTACTATTACAACTCACACGTCAGCGGCCGAACAATCGGGTCAGCTTGACGCAGTGTCGGCCACCACGATGGTTGTCGCTTCGAACACTGTCACCAAGAAAACTGTTGCAGGACAGGTCACCTTGTCACGCCAAGACATTGACTTCACCGATCCTGCAGCAATGCAAGTGGTGTTGAACGATCTCGCCGGTCAAGTGCTTATCAAGACTGACGACATTGCAGCCGACGCACTCGTTTCAGGTGCAACCGCTTCAGGTTCAACTTGGACTGTCACAGCCGCCGATCCATCAGGATTGTTCACCGCCTTGTACGACGCCGCTCGAGAAATTGCGGAAGATTCAAACTTCTTCCCCACCCACTTGTGCGTGTCGCCTGATGTATGGGAGAAGCTCGGTCGTCAGACCGATGCCGACAAGCGTCCTGTGTTTGGTTACAACGCCAACGGCATGATGACCACGAACTCAATCGGTAACGTCTCTGGTATCCAGTACACCAGCATGAACGTTCTTGGTTTGAATGTGGTTGTTGACAACAACTTCGCTTCGGGAACCATGCTTGTGGTTTACGCACCAGGCTTTGAAATCTACGAATCAGGCCCGCAATTGTTGAGCCTTGACAACCCGAGCACCCTCGGCAAGAACCTGAGTATTCACCAGTACTTCGCCACGTTCGTTGCTAAGTCGAGCTTCATTCAGTCAATCACAATCGCCTAACTCTCAGTCCGAAAGGCGGTTAGCCGATCATGGCTGTTTATCAAGTTACTTTCCACCAGCGTTTGGATAACTATGCGGTTGTCCAGACGCTGACGGAACCCGATGTCGCTGTCGGGCAATCAATGACTATTGCTGGGTTAGGTCACGGCCTGAACGGCACGCATGTCATTTACGATCTGCCTGCATACTTGTTTCTTGGTGTCGACTCTGAAGGTGACCTCATTTTTGATGTCAACCAGCCGATACCAAACCAAGTTCTTTACTACGACGAAGACGCCGATCTAGGTCGTAGTGCCGCTATCCCTCAAGGGACTTTGACTTACACCGAGACTTGTACTTGGGTCACAGGGCCACAGATCGCTACCTATCTCGGCATCACTACCGCTGGTGACGAAACTGCTTTCTTGGTTCAGGTTGCTTCAGCTGCAAACAGTTTCTGTTTTCGTAGACGTCAGGAGTCCGGCTACACCGACTCGCTAACTACTTCACCTGGTGGAGATGTCACCCTCGGCGTTTTGATGTATGGCTCTGCCTTGTATCGACAAAGAGGAAGTGTTGATCAGTTCGCTAGTTTTACAGATATGGCGTCAGCGCCCGTTGTAGGGCTCTCAGGGCTCGTCAAACAGTTGTTAGGCATCAGCAGACCACAGGTCGCCTAAAATGGCTTACACCGACTTTCTGAATGAGGCGCTAGATGATCTCGTCACTACTCTCCAAACTATTTCGGGTTTGCGTGTTGTTAACGATCCTCGGAACATTGCTCCACCTTGCGCTTTTGTTGATGCTCCGACCATCGAGTCGTGGAACGGCAACATTGTCAAAATGTCGTTCCCAGTCACGCTCATCAGCAACGGCCCAGGCAACCTTGACGCCCTACGCCAGCTCTTGTCACTCACGGCCGAGTTGGTCACAAAAGACATTTCGGTAATGAGTGCTAACCCTAAAGTTGTTTCGGTTGGCGGCGCTGACTATGCCGGATACGAATTGATTATTCCCCTACAAGCACAGGATTCATGATGGACAGATATGTAATTACAAGTACTCGAGTCGGTGAAATTGGCACAGCGTTTGTTGCTGGTCCGTCCGACGATATTGATTGGTTGATCGCTGGTGGTTTCATTCAGCGTTCCGACACTCACCCGAGTAAGAGTGCTAAATTAGCCAAGAAGCCCGACGCAACCGATTCTCAGGAGTAAATCATGGCCACGTCGACTTACCTATCCAATCCGATTGTCTCTATCGGTGCTGTTGATATTTCTGATCAGTGCACGAGCGCAAACTTGTCGCAGAAGATTATGGCTTTGTCTGACAATGCGTTCGGTTCTACTGCTACTAGTTTCACGGCTGGGTTGCAGGACAACACCTTGACCTTGGAGCTCTACTGGAGCACGGCCAGCTCGGAGACTTACGCAACTTTCAAAGCCCTTGTCGGTACAAAGATTGCGTCAGTAACCATCAAGGGAACTTCGGCCGCTACTAGCGCCACGAACCCACTTGGCACTTTGGCTAACTCTTACCTCGAAGAGCTTCCAGTTGTTTACACTCTTGGCGAATTGAGCCGTTGCACGATCACACTTCGTGGCGGAACCTTTGCTTGGACTGAAGTCTGATCTAACCAAAAGTTCCTTTTCAATAACAAAGGCCCTCGGGCCCTACTGGAAACAGTTAGTTGAAAAGGTCGCACTCGACACAACAGAAAAGGACCCGACATGAAACTAACGATCCGTTTTGACATTGGTCAAGGACCAGCAACGATCACAAGCACTTTGGCAACACTCGTTGCTTGGGAACGCCGTTTCAAAATGAAAACCAGTGACCTTGCCGACAACTTCGGTATGGAAGATATGGCGTTTATGGCTTGGTATACAGCCAAAATCCAAACTGATCACGGACAAACAATTCCGGTTGAGTTTGATTCGTTTGTTAACAAGCTTGTAGAAATTGAGATTGTGAGCACTGCGTCCTCAAACCCTACGAAAGCGGATCACACCGCCACTCTCTAGCGCAACTTTTGGTCATTACAGGCTGGTGGCCACCTGGTATAGACTTTGACTCGGACGACCTCTCGACAGTCGCCACGATTCTTAAGGAGAGGTGAACCATGTCAATGCAAATACAGGGACTTGAGTCCACCTT